AGAAACAAATGCTCCACCACCAGAACCAGGTAGTGCTGTGGCATGTTTTCCTGCTATGGGCGATCCTTCAAGTCTAGTTGCTGGATTTGTCGTCAAGGATCAACTAAAAGGGTCTTCATCTGCTGGAAACTTCAATCTTATGGGATTGAAAAATGTTACTGAGTCTTTGGGAAGACAGGTTGGTAAAGTTGTTTCTAGTGGATTCAAGAGTGGATCGCGCAATGGTGCCGAGATAAGAGAACCTAAAGATGGAGACTCGTGGACACACGCATTGACGAAAGGACTTCCCACACATGCTGCCACATGGCCACTTGCTGGAACTGTTCTACCAGACAGACAGAATATCGAAACTGCTATTCAGCAATTTTCAAGCATCCTGTCTCCTTCTATGGTTTCACAAATGCCAGGATCATTTATGAGCATGGGTGATCTCTTCTCGGGAATGACTAAAAAGCAGAAGAAGCAAATACAAGAATCAATGCCACAAGACGTATATCAAGCATTTGAAAGTACGTCAAAACTAATGCAATCTGGTGATGGTGGGACATACTCAACTGGGGGTCGTGTCAATCCGGAAGTTTTTGTTGTCAATGCTATCGATCTTTTGACACAAGTAAAGAGTCCATCAGACCTAGATCATGTGTTGCACCGTTTGCAGTATGATACAGACCTCTTTGGATTAGATCAACTTCCAGAAACTGAGATAGAAACTGAGGGTGCTTTTGGTGTATTCAAACAGAAAATTGATGCCAATGGAAACATCACTGACGAGATTCCAGAGATAGTCCAAAAGGCAATAGAAGCATTTTCAAGTATGTTAAGTAGTGCTAGTTCTGCTCCAGGAGCAGGAAAAGGAGATAATATGTTTGGTGAAGCAGCATCTACAATGACAGATATGCTCGGCCGAGTAGAACCATCAATTCAAAAGTTTCGTCAGGAAATGCTTAAAGAATTAAATACATCTTCGGTCGCAGAAAAAATGAAAGAAGTTCTTAAACTGGTTCAAGACGGTGGTGATACATTGGGACCTATAGGATAAAACATGGGTATAACAAGAGTTCCATCTTCAACAGATGACGCAAAAAAGACTCCAAAAAAATGGAGTCAAAATAAGGATGCACGAAAAGACAAAAAAGCAGGTCAGTATGCAAGTCATACCACATGGAAAACTCGATCTGGACACACACTAATATTTGACGACTCCGAAGGTGCTGAGGCAATTACAATTCAGCATCGTGGTGGATCGGCAATGCAATTCATGCCTGACGGAAGTGTAGTTCATACTTCTCATAATGGACAGCAAAATATTGTTTTTGGTGAAAATCGTATATGGGTTTCTGGTGCACAGGATATCACTGTTGAAGGTGACGCATCTATCAAATGTAAAGGAAACTATAATGCAACCATTGACGGTGATGCCAATTTCAGTGCCAAAGGTGCTTTCAACATCACTGCCAAGAGCATGAATCAGACAATCTCTGAAAACTTCGATCTAGCAGCAGGTAGTAAGATGGAAAAGATAAAGGGATCATCTATATCACAGGTCCATGGAGCATTGTCAATGAAAAGTCAGTATGGTTTTACAATGGCATCTACAGGAGATGGTGTGGCCATTGGTGGAGCCACATCTGTTGCTCTTAAAAGTGGTGGGGAAACTGCCATTCAATCTGGTGGACAAACATCTATTCAATCAGGGGGAGACTTTGCAGTTGACTCGGGATCATTTATCGAACTTCAGGGTGGAAAATCAAAAACAGTAGCACAGGTTAACAATATGAAGGCAGTACCAACATCAACAAAACAACCCAAAGGAACAGTATAAATAACAAATGGCAGTTCAAAAAGTAACACGTAGAAAAGATTGGTCAGACCTCGATTTGGACTTTATTGCGCATCCCACAACGGGAGACGTGGTAAAGAAAACAGGTGTGGATGCTATCAAGAGATCGGTTCGCAATCTCATTCTGACAAACTTCTATGATCGACCGTTTCGATCTTACATTGGCAGTAATGCTCAGAAGATTCTGTTCGACAATATCAACCCTCTGACTGCCACATTTCTTAAGAATGCAATACGTGAAACCATAGTCAATCACGAACCTCGTGTCGAACTTATAAATGACCAAGATGGTGGTATTCTAGTGGACGTAAATGCCGATCAAAATGGGTACAATGTTCGACTTTCGTTTATCATTCTAAATAGAGGTGAACCGGTTACAATTTCACTCTTTCTCGAAAGACTCCGTTAATGGCAACAGAAAAATCAGCACTTCGCGTTACAGAACTAGACTTCAATAGTATTCGCGAAAATCTAAAAACCTATCTACGCAGTCAAACCGAGTTTGAAGACTTTGACTTTGACGGAAGTGGTATGTCTGTATTGCTTGACATACTGGCATACAATACCCACTATATGTCATACTATCTAAACATGACCGGAAACGAAATGTTTCTGGACAGTGCGCAGATTCGCAATAACATTCTTTCTCATGCCAAGGCCATTGGGTATGTTCCTGGAAGCAAAAAAGGTTCACTGTCTAAAGTCAACATTAATATCACTCCATCGGATTCAGAAGACGCAAACACCAGCAGTATCACACTTGAAAAATACACAAGACTTCTGGGATCAAACAAAGACGGTGTGAACTATCCATTCGTTGCACTGTATTCAAATACTGCCACAAAAGAGTCTGGTTCGTTCGCATTCTCAAACGTCTATATTAAACAGGGTGAAGTTGTCACCCTTCAGTATCTCATGGAAAGTGGAAACGATTCAAGACGATTTGAAATTCCATCTGCGAATGTCGATCTGGATACCGTTGTAATCACGGTTCAAGAAAGTTCATCAAATACAGACACATTCATTTACACCAAGAACGAAGACATTACCGAACTAACTGCGAACAGCAAAGTCTTCTTCATTGAAGAAAATGAAAATCTAAATTACACATTCTACTTTGGAGACGACGTTCTTGGTAAGAAACCAAGAGCAGGAAACATCATCATTTGTACCTATCTTGATACTGTCGGATCCGTCACAAACAACATTTCCAGGTTTACTTTTGTAGAACCAATTGGTGGACTCTTTTCTGATAACGTCACAGTTACAAGCACACTAAGTTCATATGGTGGTGTTGAAAAAGAAACAATTGAGCAAGTCAGGTTCCGCGCACCATATTTCTATACCACGCAAAACCGGGCAGTTACCAAATTTGACTATGAAACACTTCTAGTCAAGGACTATAACTACATCGATGCCGTATCTGTCTGGGGTGGTGAAGACAATGATCCTGTAATTTATGGAAAAGTGTTTGTCTCTATCAAGACAAAGGGAAACTATGCACTGACAAACTTTGAAAAGGAAAGACTAAAGACCACTCTTATTCAAAGCAGAAACATGCTCACTGTAACTCCTGAAATTGTTGACCCAGATTATGTTTATTTGATTGCCAAAGGGACCACATACTACAATCCAAACATAACAGATAAAGAATCTGGTGAATTGTTAGCATTGGTAAATGCATCAGTTCAAGATTATAATGACACAGAACTTGGTGGATTCAACTCAGTATTTCGTAAGTCTAAACTACAGACATACATCGAAAACTGTGAAAAGTCGATCACTGGAAGTGATATTACAATGTATGCCCAAAAGAGATTTGAAATTGACACAGACAAGACAAAAACTTATACCACATCATTTGTTGTTCCCGTAAAGCGCGGTGCATTAGATGTCAAACTCTCGTCATATCCAGAAATTCAAATCAATGATTCCAACGGAATCTCTCGTGATGCATTTATCGAAGAAGTCCCAGAAATTCTTACAGGTATCGACTCTATCGAAATAACAAGTGCAGGAAGTGGATACATTTCTGCACCAACTGTTACAATTTCAGGAGATGGTTCTGGTGCTACTGCTACTGCCACCGTTATTGCTGGTAGTGTCAGAGGAATCACGATAACAAATGAAGGTGAAAACTACACAAGTGCTGTCGTTACAATTACAGACGACAATGGTAGTGGGGCAACTGCAATTGTAAAACTACAAAGTGAAAAAGGAACACTTAGAACAGTTTATTATAAGACCAATGGTGAAAAAGTTATCATCAATAGTAACGTTGGTACAATAGATTACACCACAGGAAGTGTCACACTCAATTCAATGAGAATATTTTCGGTTACAGAAAATGAGTTCTATAACGATGATATTTTGACACTGGCAGCACCTATTTCTGGTGATATCATATCATCCCTTAGAAATCAGATATACCAAATCGATGAAAGTGATCCTAAGAGTCAGCAAATCAAGATGGCAATAGGATAATATGGCAATCAGCAATAACAAAATAAGTCATCTTATCAGTTCACAACTTCCGTTTTTTGTTCGCAATGACCATGGGAATTTTACTGCTTTTTTGGAAGCATACTATGAGTTCCTTGAGCAAGACGAAGAAGTAGTAAATCGAATCAAGAATGTTCAAACCTACTATGACATTGATAGAACAATCGATGAATTTACTGACGACCTCTATGCCACGTTCACAAAATTAATTCCCGAAGACATTTTGGCAGACAGAAAACTTCTATTGAAGCACGTCAAAGATTTCTATCGTGCCAAAGGAACTGAAAAGTCAGTTCGATTTCTCATGCGTATTCTGTTCAATGAGGAAATTGATTTCTACTATCCCAAAAAAGACGTTCTGAGAGTTTCTGATGGTAAGTGGTTCATTCAAAAATCACTGAGAATCAATAGCACTCTATTGAATGATGTCTCG